CCGATGAAGTAACGCATTCTTTTTTCTCCATCACTAAAGTTTTTTACACTTTTAGTTCCAAGAATAACCATTTGATTTTCAAAAACTATTGGTGCATTTGTATTATAATAAAAAGCAGTATGACCATGATAGACAGAATTTGGAGAATCAATAAGTATAGCTTTTACATCTGGTCTATAAATTTCTCTTGGAACTTTAACACTTTCAATTTCTTTAGTCGATGTGATTTCACTTGTAAAAACAGTAAATTTATTTACCATTTTCATTTCTTGTGTATCAGTAGATCCCCAGACTGGAATGTTTAAAGAATTAAAAAGTATTTCTGCTGGATCACATCCTAAAGTTTTTGCATATCTAATAGCAGTTTCTCTTGAAATTTCTGAAGTTCCTTTAAGATGTCTAAATAAAGTTGTTTCATCAATTCCAGAAAGTGCAGCAACATCTTTTAATTTTAATCCACTTTCAATTATTTTTGCATCTAACATAACTGAAGGATCTGTTACATCATAAAGTCCATAACTATCTTTTTTATAAACACCTAAATTTAAAATTGATTTATTTTTACTTGGATTATTTAATAACTGCATTAAAGTTTTTTGCCATGCATCATTAAATTTTGTACTTAAACTAAGGCTAATCTTTGCTGCTTGTTTGGCAGCTAATGTATAAACATCTTCTGAAACACCATCTATAATTCTTGTAAATGTTTCATTATCTTTTAAAATGACAAAATTAAATTTTACTGTTGCTTGAATTTTATATTTAACATCTTCCATTTGATGGATCTTCATTTCAATTGTTGGAAGTTCTTCTCGGTAAATAAATGTTGAAACTAAATGTCTTTTTTGTAAATTTTTAGGAGTGTTTGGTTCGAATTTATCAATTAATCTCATTATCTTATGTATTAAACTAAACTGTCATATTTGCAACCTTTAAATTTATGATTGCCAGTTTTATACAAATAATCCTTGTTTATCTATTCTAGTAGTTTAATGGCTATTTATGAGCAAAAAAGTCTATTTTAAAGGCGTTAAATTCTCTGGATATTCTTCCTGGCATCGTAATGAGACGCATAGTTGCTTAGGTTTTTCTGACATTGATCACGTTAGCACCTGTACTTCATGCCTAAAACCTTTGTTTTTAGCCGAATCTGTATTTGATAATGGTCAAGGCTGGAATAAACCTCATAAAGTAACTAAGGAATTAGCAGAAATGGCTGGGATCCCAGCTTTCATCGTCTGGTATAAGCTCATTAAAGATAAAATGGTTTATGTCCATATTAAGAAAATAGCACCAGATTATAAAAATGGATATTCATCCAAACCGATTAAATTAACTCCAGATGAGTGGCTTCAGTTTATTGAACACAAAGAAGTAGAGCATTATCCGAATTGTAAGAACAAAGAATTATTTCTAAAAAAATTAAAACAAGATCCGATAGCTAATAGGAGAGCAGCATTTGCACCAATTATATATAAGTGATCCTAAAATATTTGAAATTCAAATTTCAGACTTTGATTTTAAATTATATTCTTATTTATGTAAGAACTATGATCTTAAAAGATTAAAACCTTATGTTAGAACAGTTGACTGTACTAGATACATGAAGGTTCCATTTCCAAAGATAGAAGATGCTTTACAAAGATTGTCTCTTTTAAATATAGATTACAAACCTCTAATTACTCACAAAGATTTTAAATACTTTGATATGCCAAGATACAAATATTTCCTGGAGAGTATAAAGTTTACTAAGAATTATCCAGACAAAGGTTACAGCAATCTTAAACGAAATATTTATACATATTTAAATGGTAACTATGACAATTGAAATTCAAATTAAAACCGCCGTATTTGCCTTAACAAACTTAGTTAGCTTAATTGATGAGGCAGCTAGGACTGAACGCTTCCTGAGCGGTCCTAAGCCTCCTAAGGCTGCCAGTATGTATGATTTGCTATCTGTTAGCTCTCAACCTGGAGATTGGTCTTTTTATGAAAAACAATTATTAAAATTAAGAGCAACACCTCGACAGATAACTCGTTGGGAGTTTGCGATAGAAGCTTTAATTGCTATTGATGCAGAAGTTTCAAAAGATCCTATACTTGATAGACAAATTATTTGGATGAGAGCTAATCGATTCAAATGGACACATATTGGAAAACACTTTGGTTTTACACGTCATCAAATTAAAAATAGATATGAGAAAGTCCTAAGTAGGTTGTTAAATAAAATTAAAAAAAACAATAAAAAGTATTGCAAATTAAACCAAATATTGTACTTAATTAGCTAATCTCAAAATCCTTTTATAAAAATAATATCTCCTATACTTTTGCTAAACCAATCCTTAATTGGATTTACATAATTCCTATAAAGAAAGTTATTCAATAGTATTGTTTATCTATTCTACACCAGTATAATCATAGCAACGTAGCTAGTTATTCTTACTGGTAAGGTTTTCAGTTTATGAATATTTATTTATTAACCTTCAAAACCTCTTATGGCAGCAAGACTCAAATACAGACTCAAATGTCAGACAATTAATAAACAGAATAAACTACCTTGCAAAGCCTCTGGAATATTAATGAAGAATGGAAAGACTAGATGTCGTATGCATGGCGGCTGGAGTTTTGGACCTCTAACACTAGAAGGCAAGATTAAAGCTTATAAGAATTTACCACAATTTAAAAAACTAAATGACGAAGAAATTAGAACTTACATCGCAAATAAGCGCTGACATAGAGACTTTATTGATGAATGGAACACCTCTTACTACTATTTGCCAAACCTCTGGTTCTCCATCGTTATCTAAAGTTTACGAATGGATTAGAACTGATAAAGAATTTGCCAACAAGATATTGACTGCTCGTAAGATAGCAGCTCAAACATATTTAGATAAGATGATTACTGAACTTGAGAATGCAGACAATAAAAGTATTGCAATCACAAGAGAGAAGCTAATTCACTATCGTTGGATGGCTTCGAAGTTAGTAGCAGTCTATGGTGACAAGCAACAGATAGAAGTAGATCAGAAGATAGAGATAACCTGGAACGATCCAGATAGAGATAAAGTATTCGAGAATGATATTAAGAATGTATCAGATGTCGGTATTGTTTAGACAAACACAATCCTCACACACGACATGAGGTTCGATTGATTCTAATGTGCAGACAATATGTATAGATCTTAGAGGATCAGCACCACTACAGCACCAAAGTTTGAATAAGCATTGGTAGTTACCGTAGAGCGATTGCCTGTCGTACAATCTATTTATTTCTGGACTATCTTTTTAGCGTTTTTATTAAAGAGCCATACCCCAGATTTTGACCGCCGACACTATTACATTAATCATCGGTAATTAAAACAAACAGACACATGAATAAATATATCAAAGACAAATATAAGAATGTGACCGCCATAAGCTTCAAGGCTTATAACAACGAATTACTAATAAGCTTTTCAGGATTTGATGAAGAAGAAGATCTTTATGATTTCTGTGAGTTTGTCTTTAACAAAATTGATATGAACTCTAACTTTAGCGATAGACCACCAACTATTCACTAATGAAAATACAAATTCCGTACACGCCACGAAAGCACCAGGCGTACATACATCAAGAACTAGACAAGCATAGATACGCTGTACTTTGCTGTCACAGAAGATTTGGTAAGACCGTTATGGTTCTTAACCATCTAATTCGTGCTGCCTTAACTAATACAAATCACAATCCCAGATATGCATATATAGCACCAACATATAAACAGGCTAAATCAATCGCATGGGATTACTTAAAGTTCTATACAAAGAATATTCCAGGCACGAAATGGAATGAAAGTGAATTACGTTGTGATTTAGTTAATGGCGCTAGGATAACTTTACTATCATCAGAAAATTTTGACAGCATAAGAGGTATCTATTTAGATGCTTGTGCAATTGATGAAGTAGCTCAAGTTTCGCAAGGATTAATAGATGAAGTTATTGTACCAGCTTTATCGGATAGAAAAGGAAAACTATTTTTAATTGGTACACCAAAAGGAATGAATAATATATTTTATGATTATTATCAAAAAGCTCAAGCGGATCCTAAATGGTTTCTATATAAAGCTAAAGCTTCTGAAACAAAGATTGTTGACGAAGAAGAATTAAGTAATGCACTTACCGTAATGGGTACGGCTAAATACAACCAGGAATTTGAATGCTCATTTATTGGCAATTTAGAAGGCTCAATATATGGCGATCTTGTTCAAGAATTAGACGATAAAGGTAATATTGGAGCAGTACCTTATGATCCAAGTTTACCAGTAAATACTGCGTGGGATATAGGTTATAACGATAGTACCTCTATTATCTTTTTTCAATTGCTAAACCACCAACTTAATATCATTGAAACTTACGAGAATGATAACGAAGCGTTACCGCATTATATAAAATTTTTACAAGATAAGGATTACATTTACGATACTCATTACGGACCACATGATTTAGACGTTACAGAATTTAGTAATGGTAAAACAAGAAGAGAAGTAGCATCCGCACTCGGAGTTAGATTTAGAATTGCTCCAAGAATATTATTAGAAGACGGCATCCATGCAGTTAAGATGATTTTACCAAGATGTAAGATCGATAGTAATAACTGTGCAGATCTTTTAATAGCCTTACGTCACTATCATAGAAAGTTTAATGACAAGGAAAGAATTTTTAAATCAAAACCAGTTCACGATTTCAGTTCACATATGTGTGATGCTTTAAGAGTATTAGCAACTGCATTAGATGAAAATAAAACAACTAACAAAAACTTACAAAGAGTAGCTGAAAGCAGTTACCAAATTATATAATTATGTCATTCATTGCCAAAATATTTACGCCGAAGATGCCTCCAGTACCTCAATTCATTATGCCTAAAGTAGAGGATGTACCTGAAGTCGATAGTCCTGAAGAAACAGCAAGACTAGCGGAAGAAATGAGACGTGCAGAAAATAAACGAATGGGTAGAAGATCTACAATATTAACAACTAGTTCTGGTCTTAACGATGCAGATGCAGAGATTAGTGAAAAAACTTTACTAGGATAATTTATGGGCGGATTTAATGAAGGTAGAAGTGGTGGAAGTGGAGATCATAGAACTAGCAAGTCAACCAGTAAAATTGGAGACGCTGTAAGAAGTGGTGCTGGTAAAGTTGCAAAGTTTGTAGCAACAGGCGGAACTGTTGGAGCTATATTAAGAAGTCTTACAAGTAATTCTAAAAAAAAAAATAAAGATGGTTATGGTGGTGAAGCTTACGGATATAATGAGGCTGACGAAAAAAGA